GCTGGTGGTTATGTTGATCATGTTTTACGTGTATATGATTGTGCAAATGAATTATATAAAACGTGGAATAAAATGGGTGGAGACGTATCTACATACTCTGTTGAAGAGATGCATTTTGTTGCTTTATTCCATGATTTAGGTAAGATGGGTCAACAAGAAGGCGAATATTACCAACTAAATGATTCACAATGGCATATTGATAAATTAGGTCAAGTATATAAATTTAACACTGATATCCCAGCTATGAAGGTACCAGAACGATCTTTATTTCTATTACAAGAAATTGGTTGTAAAGTAACCCAAAATGAATTTATTGGTATTAAGATACATGATGGTTTATATGATGAATCAAATAAGTTTTATTTTATGTCTGGTATGAAAGAAACCAAATTAAGATCCCATTTACCATTATTAATGCACCAAGCAGATCATATGGCTGCTCAAATAGAGTATGAAATTTGGAATAATGCTACAGATGCAGTACCTAAACAATCATCTAAACCTAAAAATGCTAGTAAAGGTGATAAAACATTAAGAGCAGCTAAAAAAGTAAATACCCAAAATAACCCAAAACTAGCATCAGCAACATTAGATGTTATAGACTCATTTTTTAAAGATTAAATATGATAACACTTAGCATTATATTAGCAGTAGTAATAACAGCTTCTTTTTTTGTAATTAGAAATTTAATTATTAAAAATGAACGTTTAGAAGATTTTATATCTAAACAAAGTGAAGCTATAGAGGCTTGTGATAAAAGATTAAAAGAAATTGACGATAAAGGTATATTTTATGCTGATGATCAAATCGGTTTCTTTTTTAAAGAAGTACAAAAAATACAAGAAGCATTAAACGAATTTACCCTTAAATAGACCCTTAAATGTCAGATGAAAAAATTAAAGAACCGGCTACCACCGGTTCTCTTACTCCCGAACCTATTGTTAAAAAGAAAAGAGGTAGAAAACCTTCTAAAAAACAATATTTTACATCAGATGTAGATGTAGCTATACAAGAATATTTAGCGTCATCTAACCAAGAAGAAAGAAACGAAATATATCGTACTCGTATAGCATATGCATTTTATAAATTAGCTGAAAATTTAATACATACATTTAAATTTTACTATACAGAAGTTGAGTCATTAGAAGATTTAAAACATGAAGTATGTTGTTTTTTCTTAGAAAAATTAGACTATTGGAAACCAGAAAGAGGCACTAAAGCATTTAGTTATTTTTCTATTGTAGGTAAAAATTATCTTATATTATATAATAATAACAACTATAAAAAGAAAAAACAAAAAGCTGATCCTTTAGCTGCAGATGAAGATACAGGAGTTTTACGTCAATTAGGAAGAGATCAACGTAAACAAGATATAAAAGATTTTATTGATTATTTTACTGAATATGTAGATAAACATATGTTTTCTTTATTTAAAAAAGATCATGATAGAAAAGTATGTGATGCCGTAAATGTATTATTTAAACGTAGAGAAAATTTAGAAATATTTAATAAAAAAGCACTTTATATTTATATAAGAGAAATGACTGGTGTAGATACTCCTGTAATTACTAAAGTAACTAAAGTATTAAAAAAATTATATAAAAAATTATATACTGAATACGCTGAAACAGGTTACGTAAGAATCTAGTTTTTCCATATTTATTATAAAATAGTATGGATCCATTAAACCAAATATTATTCGATGATGTTTCTTTTTCTGATTTATTAAAAGACATCCATGGTAACCAAAAGAAAAAAGCCAAACAATTAGCTCAACTTATATCTGAGTTAAAACCACTAGTACAATCTTTAGGTGATGCTACTGTTGTAGTACCATTAATTAAAGAATATATGGAAATTAGTGTAAAAAATGATGATGCATTAATAAAAATGGCAGCTATTGTACAACGTTTATCTACAGGTACAGCTAGTTCAGGTGATGGTGGATTATTAACAGAAGACGAAATGGCTCAACTTCAAGAATTAACTGAAGAAATAGCTAAAACTGTTGAAGAACCTAAACAATTAGAAGTACCTAACCAAAATGGCAATAGTAAATAGATCAACTAATCCTAGTAATAAATTTAGAAGAAAATCTAAAAGAAATTTAATACCCGTAAGAGTATTAGATATTATCTTGGATGAAAATCACCCTAAATTTAGTGAATATGGTGAATATGATTCTATAGGAACTATAATTTATAGTGAAGTAGATAAAAATATAACTAAAGAATATTTAGAAAACCCAAACGTAGCTAGACCTTTATATTCTTATTTAAAATATTATCCTCTTGTAAATGAAGTAGTATTAATATTAACTACAGCAGATAAAACTATATATAATACAGGTTTTGATACAACTTATTATTTACCTTCTATAAATATATGGAATCACCCCCACCATAATGCTTTACCTAACTTAAATGATTTAAAAATTAATAACGCAGATCAACAAGCAGATTATGAAGAAATTGAATCAGGGATAGTTAGAAGACCAAAAGATGGTGGAACTGATATAGAATTAGGACAATATTTTAATGAACAAGATAAAATAAAACCTTTATTACCTTTTGAGGGAGATGCTATTATAGAAGGTAGATTTGGAAATTCTATTAGATTTGGTTCTACTACAAAACAAAATATAAATAATTGGAGTTTTTCAGACCCTGAATATATAGGAAGTCCTATAACAATTATTAGAAATGGTCAAACTAGAAATGTAGATAATGAAAGTTGGAAACATATAGTAGAAGATTTAAATTCTGACGCATCCAGCATATATTTAACCTCAGATCAAGCTATATCTAATTTTAAAACAGCTGGAATCTCTACATTAGATGAATTAACAGTTTCATGGCCTAGTTTTGGGCAACCAGACCCAGATACTACTAGAGAAATAGAAATAGAAGAAACAAATATAGAAGATTTATCTGAAGGCGAAGTACAAGAGATAGTACAAGGAGACGAAGAAATAACAGAATTAACAGAGGAAACAGGAGATATTACTATAATAGAACAACTTCCACAAACTGTAGAAGAAGAAAATAGTAGTGAAATAATTAAATATGTTAATAGTGTTTTTGGTAAAAATATAAAATTACCATTATTAGCGGGAACGGATAGATTATTTGCTGTTGTAAAAACAAGTGAATTATTACAACAAGCAGATGGGGAATCTAGAATAGTATATTGGCCAAATAAAACAACTTCCTCTCCCTCTAGTGAAGTAACTGCTAAAAAACTCATAGAAATAATGAGTTATTATAAAATAAAACCTTCCCCTGGAAAACCAGCTTTTTACACAGGTTTTTCAAAAACAGCTATAAATGCAAATTTAGCAGACGAATATTTTAGAGCACATTTTTTACCTGTAGCTAATAGTATCCATATTCCCTCTTATCAGGGATATATGAATTTATATAAAGATGCAGTAGCTAATGAATTTGTAACAGAAGAAGAATTAGATTATAGAATAAGAGTCCAAATATTAGATGATATATGGGCGGAAATAGCTCATGCTGCTGACATTGATCTTAATGGGGTAGGAGGTTATTTAAAAGATGATATTGGTGGAACTGTAGGAGATTGGTTTAAAAAACTATTTACAGGTGAAGTAAGAAGAAAAGATAAAGATCAACCAGAAGCAGTATTTATTCCTGAAAATTATGCAAATTTAAATCCGGAAGATAAAACATTCTCAATTAGGATTCTTGATCAACCAGTAACACCAGGTGATGGAAGTATAGCTATAGCTGATGGTGATATTAACGTAAGATTAGAATTTAAAAATATACCCGAAGGTAATCAAGATAATTATTATATGGTTAAAATGCCTAGACTTATGGGAGAAGATATAGGCCCTAATAGAGTATTTAAGTCTAATAGTTATTTAAATTCTGAAAACATAAAAATAATAAAAACATTTGCGGAACAATCTTTAGAAAAAAATTATGATATAATAATTACTTTAAAATATGTAGATTTAAGTTTAATAGGAGATGGTGAATATGATAATTTAGCACATTATGAAGGCAGAACCCATAATTTAGTAGAACCTCAACTGGAATCAATATGGTTAACAGATTATAGTGCAGATGATGATTTAGCTCAAGGAGATGATGTAGAATCAATATCTGAATCTAAAACAGAAGCAGAAACAAAATATGAAGAATTAGCATTAGCAAAAGGAATCTCTACACCACCTAAAAAATATTATAATCAGGCAACAGGTGAATACATAATAAAAGATAAAGAAATTCCTTTACCAGAAGGAAATACTATTGATGGGGAGGGTAAAAGTATAGACCAATCCACAGCACAAAAGAAAGCAAGAAGAGATGCAGAACAAAAAGCAAATCAGTTAGGAGCTAGAGTAGGTGCATTAGTAAAAGCTACACCTAGTAAATTAGGAGACCAATTTATTTATAGAGCAACTTATATTTTAATAAAACCAGAATAATGAGTTACGTACCACAACAACCAAATATATACCAAGGAAAGCAAGTAATAATAAACTCAGATAGATTATTATTTAATGCTAAGGATGATTCTATTTTATTAATAGCTGATAAATCAATAGCTTTTAATACTAAAGGAACAATAAATTTTGACACAGGAACAAATGTTGAAAATAATAAATTTATAATTAATTCCCCTAATATACATTTAGGTTTAAAAATATCTGATAACTTTGCTCCACCAACAGAACCAGGAGTATTAGGAGATGCATTAGAAACTGTTCTAAACGATTTAATAGATTATTTATATAGTGATTTAATTATATTTTTAAGATCAGAATATAGACAAAGAATCCCAGGGGGTTCAACTTTAGGAGTTTCATCATCAGTTAAATTTAATAATTTAAGAAAAAAATTAGATATAATAAGAAAAACACTAAAAGACTTTAAAAGTAACACAGTAAAATTAACATAATGGCAGAATTCGAAGCAAATCAATTTAGACCAGATTTAAAAGAAGAATTAGGAGAAGTAGGATATGCTATAGTTCAAGCTTTAAAATCAGACCCAACTAGCTTTACAATAACATTACAAAATATGATACATGGAAAAGTCATAGAATATGAAGAGAAAGCAAAAGTAGAAGTAAAAAGAGAATTAGATAAAAAAAAGAGAGAAATTGAAGAAAAACTCCCTACACAACAAGAATTAATTGATAAATTTACATCTTTTGCTTGTAGCCCACCTGCCCAAAAAGCTATGACAAGGTTGTATAATAATTTTAAAGGAGCTATAGATAAGGCAGAAAAAATAGCTAAACCAATTCAACAAAAATTAAATTCATTATTAGAACAAGGTGAAAATATAAAAAATATTATTAGAAATTTAGGAGAAAAATTGCTAAAAATAACAACTATAATTGCATTAATATCTGCTATAATTACAATATTAAAAGCAGTATTATTAGCTATAGGAAGTATACCTCCTCCTTTTACAGTTCCTTTTGGTGTTTTATACCCAATAGCACAAATTATAGTTAAAATAGAAGAAGTAGTAGATTCTTTTAAAGCAGTATTAGTAGAATCTTTACCCGAAACCTTAGCAGATTTAGGTAATTTAGTATCTAAGATAGGTTTAGCTATAATTAAGCTTATAACTACTATAGTAGGATTAGTAGCAGCTATAGAAGTCATAAGAAGAACTTTAGAAGCTTTATATTTAAAATATTTAAACACTTGTAATGTAGCTCCTAACGATCCCGATGGGTCTATTAATACAGATGCTCTTACTTATTTAGAACAATCAGATGATGATATAAACAATTATTATGATGAAACTTTAAGAGCTCTCAAGGCGGATGGTAACGAAGAAATAATAGAAAAAATATATAATGCTAATTTCCAACAAATAGGATATAGACGTTATAAAATTTAAAATTTATTTATATTTATTAACAAACATTAATTAACAACATGAAAGCAAAAACTTTTGAAAATCTAATTAGAAAAGTAGTTAGAGAAGAAATCGATTATGCGTTACGTAGAGAAATCAAATCACTTAAGGAAGATTTACGTGATGAACTTAAACCAAATATAGTAGAACATACTGAAAGAATGGTTGAAGTACCCAAACAATCATCTTTAAAAGAAAAAATAATGGGTAAAAAACCATTTAAAAAACAACAGTTTGTAGGTAATAATACTTTAAATGATCTTTTAAATGAGACAGCAGCCGGTGATACAAATACACAAACAGCTATGGCTCCTATAAGTGACCCATTTAGTACAGGTGCACCTATGGACGTAATCGGTATGCCTACAGAAGTAGCCAAAGCAGTAACAAGAGATGATAGTGGTTTAATGAAAGCAATAGAAAAGAAAAAAGGAAAATAATAAATGCCTATAATACAATCCATAAGAAGAATATCACCCTTAGACGTAAATAAAAACGTTAGGGTAGGGGTAGCTTTTCCTTTGGATGATGTTAATCTTTTTGATGGAACACAAACAATAAAAGAACAAGTAAAATCTAATTTAATAAATGTTTTACTTACAGAAGCGGGTGAAAGAATTAATGAACCTAATTTTGGTATTGGTTTAAAAGGTTTACTTTTTGAATCAAATGTAAATACTGAAGAATTAAATGAAAAAATAAATCAACAAATAAATATATATGTTCCAGAAATTACATTATTAGATACTATTGTAGATTCAATACCTGATGAATATAAAATATTTATAAAAATAGTTTATATTTTCAATTTAGATAACACAACAGATAGTATACAATTAAATTTTGACTAATGGCTTATAGTAAAGTATCAAATAAAACACAAGAAAAAGACGTAAAATACTTAAGTAAAGACTTTACATCTTATAAAAATCAATTAATAGAATTTGCAGAAGTCTATTTTCCTAATAATTTTAATGATTTTAGTGAAGGTAATCCTGGTATGATGTTTTTAGAAATGGCTGCTTATGTAGGAGATGTTTTATCATTTTATACAGATACACAATTAAGAGAATCATTTTTAACCTTAGCTCAAGAAGAAGAAAATTTATATAATTTAGCATATGCTTTAGGATATAAACCACAAGCAACAAAAGCATCTTCAACAGATTTAAATATTTTTCAATTAGTACCTTCAAAATTAGATAGTGGTGTTTATAAACCAGATTATGATTATGCATTAAGAATATCAGCTAATTCTACATTTACAACACCTAGTGGTAAAAGTTTTTATACTGATAGACTTGTTGATTTTGCTTTTTCTTCATCTTTTGATCCTACAACATTAAGTATATATCAATATGATAGTTCAAATAATCCAGAGTATTATTTATTAAAAAAATCGGCCCAGGTAATTTCAGGAGAAATAAAAACTCAAACATTTGTAATAGGAGCCGCTGAAAAATTTAAAACACTAACCTTATTTGATACTAATATTATATCAATAGAATCTGTAAAAGATTCAGATGATAATGAATATGTAGAAGTTCCTTATATGGCTCAGGATACAATCTTTGAAGAAGTTGAAAACACAGGAGCTAACGATCCCGATTTAAATGGTTTTAATGGTCAAACACCTTATTTAATAAAATTAAAAAAATCAACTAGAAGATTTATATCTAGATTTAAAGCAAACAATGAATTAGAAATACAGTTTGGTGCTGGTACTAGTGATAAAGCAGATGAACAAATAATACCTAATCCTGATAATATAGGTTTGGGAATTAAAGATGGAAGAAGTAAATTAGATACAGCTTATGATCCATCAAATTTCTTATACACAAAAGCATATGGTCAAGTACCTTCAAATACAACTTTAACAGTTACTTATATAGTTGGTGGTGGTTTAGAATCTAATATTAATAGTAATACTATAACAAAAGTAGACCAAATAAATTCAGTACCAAATAATCAAGGAGTAAATACGGGATTATTATCTTTTATACAAAATTCTATAACATGTACTAATCCCGAAGCAGCTAAAGGTGGGGGAGCAGGTGATACTGTAGAAGAAATTAGAATGAATACAATGGCTGCTTTTTCGGCACAAAAAAGAACAGTAACTAAAGAAGATTATCTTATTAGAACATTATCTATGCCTGCTCGTTTTGGTAGAGTAGCTAAAGCATATATAACTCAAGATGACCAAATTTCACCCTTAACAACCGAAGCTAATCGTATACCAAATCCTTTAGCTTTGAATTTATATACTTTAGGATATAATGCTAATAAAAACTTAACAACTCTAAACACAGCTACAAAAACAAATTTAGCAACTTATTTAGAACAATATAGAATGTTAACAGATGCTATTAATATTAAAGATGCTTTTGTAGTTAATTTTGGTCTTGATTTTGAAATAACTGCTTATAAAAATTATAATAATGAAGAAGTAATATTAAACTGTATAACAGAATTACAAGATTATTTTAATGTAGATAAATGGCAAATAAATCAACCTATTATTATATCTGAAATAGAAAATTTAATAGGTAGTGTTAAAGGAGTACAAACAGTAGAAAGTTTAACCATAGATAATAGAAGTGGAACTTTAGGAGGTTATTCACAATACAAATATGATTTTGGTCAAGCAACAAGAAATGGTGTAATATATCCATCACTAGACCCATGTATATTTGAAATAAGGTTTCCAAATACAGACATTAAAGGACGAGTAACAACATACTAATATGGCTTATTATTTTATATTTCCCGAAAAAGATTCTACTATTTACAGTCATCCAGATAGAAGGACCCTAAATACTGG